GCTACCCAATTAGTTCCATCATAGAACTCCATTTTCTTGATTGTTGTATTATAGATCATTGCACCTTCATTGAAAGACCCAGCATCTCTTGCAGTTGTTGTGTACTGCGGCATATAGAATGCTGTCGAAACGGTTGCAATTCCAGTTACTTCTAATGAAGTTGCAGTTGCAATACCAATAGATGATGTAAGATTGACGACTTCGGTTTTATATGCAATTCCTGAATTAGCTCCTGGATATGCTCTTCCATCATTAGTATAACCCTCTCTAATAGAAGTAATAAAATTAGAAACTGTTATTGGATTTACTAACTGATTAGCACTTGGAGATGAGAAATTAGATCCAGAACTGTGAATTGCTGACCAAAATCCATCAACTAAATTGTAGATAATAATTTTTGAATTATCACTTTCATGTAAGAAATAATAATAACCTCCTGCTGATTCAAATCTAGCACTACCAGAGGCACTAGGGGCTGTTGATAGGACAAAAGAATCAGTTTGTCTGTTGTAAGTTCCATTGAGAGCAGAATTGTGTCCTGACAGGGTTAATTCTGAATAATCAATGTTAAATTCACCCTGATTAAGAGTTAAGGGTGCTAATGATAATGACGCACCAGATCCAACAAGAATCTCATTAATACCAGTAATTTGTTTTGAATCTGGATTTAGGGTAATTGATGCATTACCAACAGTAAGAATACCAGTTACTCTAGCGTCACCATTTACAACTAAATCTTCACTATAAAAACCAGTGTCTACTCCAACATGCAATTTAGTTGCTGTTGCAATCCCACTTACATTCCAATTTCTAGCAGTTGCTTCATCATATACAAGATCACCAGAAACATTTAAATTGCCACTTAAAGTTAGATTAGTTCCTGTTGCATCTGTTGCTAATTCAGATGGAGCATCCCCTCCACCACCAATTGCAGTGCTAGCAATACCTACCCATTTTGATCCATTATAAATGAGAAGTTTACCATCACCAGTCGTTCGATCAAAGGTAACATCATCAAGGTCATGTATGACCCCAGCACCACCGCCACCAATAGTAGCAATCTGCTGTTGAATTCTATTGATGAATGTTCTGTAATGATTCTGTAGATCATCAAGTGTTGCAAACTTTTGATTCAGAGGAGTTAATGGATCTGCAGAATTATTTGTAGATGGATCTCCAGGTAAAGTTGGATTATCTTCTGTTAAAAGTTTCTTTTCATTTATCTCTGAAATAGTTTCTTCAAGATAAGTAATCTTTTCAACTAACTCTCTGTTTTTCTCTTCTAATGTATCTAACTGAAGTCTTTTAAGAACTTCTTGTATTTCTTCTTTTACACTTTCAATATTTTCATTCTGTTTCTTGATGTGTTGTTCATTAACAACCAGGTCCATTTGAAGACCTTCCATCTGTTCAGAAATTTTATTCCTGAACTTTCCTACTTCTGTCTTAAGACTAGCATGATATGTTTCATTAGAATTAATTAAAACACTTTGTATCTCTCGGAGATCTTCAGTAACAGTTTCTTCTAAAAAATTAAATCTCTTGTTATATTTTTCAATCTCATTAGAGTATCCTTCTAATTTTTCATTATCACTAATCTCTCTCTTCTTAAAATCTTTATAGAGATTATTATATGTTTTGGAGATAGAATCGATCTCCTCTTTATATTCATCAATTACTGACTGAAGCTCTTCTATCTTTTCAGCAGTTTTTTCAGTTACATCTCCAGAAACAAAGTCAACCTTTTCTGATAAAGAATTTACTTTTGAAAGGACCTCTTCCTCTAATTCCTTTACCTCTTGCTCGGACTTGAGTTTAGTTTCGATTAAAAGATTGTTGTACTTGGGTATTTCGGTCTCGGTAAATACCTTGACCTTTGCATTAAGACTTTCAATAGTTTCTTTGTAAGAATCTATCGCATTTTTAATCGTCTCTTCAGTTTTTAATTCAGTCTCTGTAAAAAACTTTTTATATTTGGGAAGTTCTTTTTCTACTAAATTTTTTACTTCCTTGGTATTTTTTCTAAAATCTTCTTTGACTTCAGAAATAGCATCAGTATTAAGTTTTTCAACCTCTGATAGAGAAGATGCAACTTCTTTGCTTACATCATCTCTAATAGTGTTTAAATTTTCTTCTACTTTATTCTTAAACTGCCCAAATCTATCATCGACTCTAACCTCGGACTCCGAGATTAATTTCTTGTATTTTGGTACATCAATACTGAGAAATCCTTCAACAGAAGTTGACAGACCTTTAAAATCTTCTTTAATCTGATCGACTGTTTCCCCGTTGATAGAGGAAATCTTTGATTCAATCTTTGATATTGATTCTTCTACAAAAAGAAGTTGTGCCATCATGGCACTATCCAAATCTTCTTGTTTAATTAAAGTCTTTATCTCATCTTTAATAGTAATAATCTCACCAGATACATTCTCTACTTTTTCTAAATTTTCTTTGAAACTATCAAAAGTAGATGTAAAATCAGATAACGATTTAATATGATTTAAGTTTGATTTAAAGGTATCAAATGCTTCTGAAACCTGTTCGATTTTTTCTGGGGACGCAGAAATATACTCCTCTTTAACTTCATCAAGAGGAGTCTTTTTAGTATTTCCAAAAAAATCTGAAGGCTTCTTTAGTGCCACGTTTAATATATCTCCT